TCAAGACAGAAACTAGGCATCAACGGCTACAAGCCCCGCCAGCCGTTTATAGACTTCCACAACCGGCCCGAGCGATGGGCTGTGCTGGTATGCCATAGGCGGGCAGGCAAGACTGTTGCTTGTGTTGCGGAGCTTGTGCTGTCGGCGCTGTTCACGCAAAAGCAGGACGCCCGATACGCTTATGTGTGTCCGCAGTTCAACCAGGCTAAAGACGTTGCATGGATATACGTCAAACGGCTGACGGCAGACATTCCGGGCGTTGAGTACAACGAGAGCGAACTCAGGGCAGACCTGCCTAACGGCTCGCGCATCAGGCTGTATGGCGCGGACAACCCCGACAGGCTGCGGGGGCTGTATCTCGATGGCGTGGTGCTGGATGAGTTTGCGGATATGCGCTCCAGCGTGTGGGGTGAAGTGGTTCGGCCCATGCTGACAGACCGCAAAGGCTGGGCAGTGTTCATCGGTACGCCGAAAGGGCACAACGAGTTCTATGCCGCGTATCACTCTGCGCTAGAGCGTGACGACTGGTTCACCATGCTCCTGAAGGCCAGCACATCGGGGCTGATTGAAGCGTCAGAGCTTGCGGACGCAGCGCGGGGCATGACTGACGACCAGTACGCGCAGGAGTTTGAATGTAGTTTCGAGGCGGCAATTGCTGGTGCGTACTACGCCAAAGAGTTCGACGCATACGGCCATCAGATAACGGATGTGCCTTATGACAGGGCTGCGCCGGTGTTTACAGCCTGGGACATCGGCTACAGCGACGATACGGCCATCTGGTTCTATCAGGTTGTCAGGGGCGAGATTCATGTGATTGACTACTACGCGGCCAACGGGCACGGCGTGGAGCATTACGCGGATTTGCTGGACAGCAAGGCATACAACTACGCGAAGCTAGGCGAAAAGCCATTTCTGTGGTTGCCGCATGACGCGAGGGCTAAGACGTTTGCCAGTGGCGGGAAGTCGTCGCAGGAGCAGTTCTTTGCCCGTGGCTATGCAAGCCGCATCGTGCCGGAATTGAGCCTGCAGGACGGCATCCAAGCCCTTCGCATGGCATTCCCGCGTATGTGGTTTGACAAGACGCAGTGCGCTGAAGGAATAGAAGCGCTCAAGCTGTACCGCAGGGAGTGGGACAGCGACAAGAAAGTATTCCGGGACAAGCCGCTGCACGATTGGACAAGCCACGCAGCAGATGCGGCCCGGTACATGGCAATTGCTTGGCAGGCAGAGCGGCCAGCAGAGACAGAGCCGGGGCCAGTGTGGGCAGCGCGAGGCTTGCCCGATGGAACGATCAGAACCGCAACGCTCGACCAACTATGGCAGCGCAGCAAGAAACAGGAAAGGATATAGCATGGCAGGCATTACACACGAGGCATACAGCGCAGTCCCTTTGGCCGCATCTGGGCTTGCCAAGTCCGGCGCTGGTGTGCTTGGCGGCATTCTTGTCGGCACTTCGACTTCGCTCACCATCAAAGTGTGGGACAGCCTGACGGCTACCGGTACGGTAATCCTTGAGACGACTGCAGCGCTGACGGCAGGGCAGTTCCTGCGCATTCCTGCGGCGTTTGCCACGGGGTGTTTTGTCACTATCGGCGGCACTGGCACTGTCACGGTGTTTGTCGGGTAATGGACGAGAAAGAGATTGACCGGGGCGGGTTGGCTCGCCGCTGGTCAACCGACTTAGAGCTGGCGAAGAAGACGGACAAAGACTTTCTCGCTGCTGGCCGGAAGATCGTCAAGCGGTATCGGGACGAACGCGGGCTATCGGATAGCGCCCGCAAGTACAACATCCTGTGGAGCAACGTCCAGACGCTTGCGCCTGCGGTGTACTCTAAGCGCCCCAAGGCAGAGGTATCGCGCAGGTTCAAGGATGCCGACCCTGTTGGCCGCACTGCATCCGAGGTGCTGGAGCGTGCGCTTCAGTTCGAGATCGACCACTATTCCGACTTCGATTCAGGGCTACGCAATTCCGTGCAAGACAGGCTTTTGCCGGGGCGTGGCGTGGTCTGGATTCGCTTTGAGCCTGCCGAGGATGCTGGCGTTCCTGATGCTCAGGTAACCGACGACGCAGACGCCAAGAGCATGGGCGCATATGAGTGCAGTCCGGTCGATTACGTGTTTTGGGAAGACTTCAGGACTTCGCCCGCTAGGACGTGGGAAGAGGTGTCGTGGGTGGCTCGTTTGGTGTACATGAGCCGCGACGAGGGCATGAAACGGTTCGGCGACATCTTCAAGGATGTTCCGCTGAGCCATGAGCCTATCGGCATCGATGAGATGAAGTCGAACGGCGCTTCTGCCGACCAGCTTGACCGCATGAAGAAGGCGAAAGTCTGGGAAATATGGGACAAGAGCGAGAAAGTCGTGTACTGGCATGCAGAGGGCGCACAAGAGATTCTGGACGTTCGCCCTGATCCACTAGAACTGGAAGGCTTCTTCCCGTGTCCTAAGCCGCTGTACGCATCTCTTACGACGGATACGCTGATTCCCGTTGCGGACTTCCGGCAGTATCAAGACCAAGCAAAAGAGATGGACGAGATCACCGAGCGCATTTCGCTGCTGGTGCGGGCTGTCAAGGTGGTAGGGGTTTACGATTCAAGCCAGCAGGGCGTTCAGCGGATGCTTGATGAAGGCGTCGATAACCAGTTGATTCCGGTGTCCACTTGGGCGATGTTCGCCGAAAAGGGCGGGCTAAAAGGCACGGTTGATTTTCTTCCGGTTGATGCTGTTTTGCAGGCTCTTGCGGCGCTCTACCAAGCGCGGGATCAGTCGAAGCAGGTAATTTACGAGATCACCGGCCTATCGGACATCATCCGGGGCGCATCTGTTGCGAGTGAAACAGCGACGGCGCAGCAGATCAAGTCGCAGTTCGCAAGCCTTCGCCTGAAGCATATCCAGATGGACGTTGCGCGGATGGCGTCGGACATCTTGAGGATGAAGGCGCAGATCATGTGCAGCATGTATCGGCCTGAAGTGCTTGTAAAAATGTCGTCAATGGAGACATCAAAAGACGCCGCATTACTGCCGCAGGCCATCGAGCTACTGCGAAACGATGTCGTGAGGTCTTTTCGCATCTCTGTCGCCAGCGATTCGATGGTTGAGCTTGACGAGGCGCAGGAGAAGGCCGACCGGCTGGAGTTCCTGACGGCGGCGGGTGGGTTTATCCGCGAGGCTGTGCAGGCCCCGACAGAACTGGCCCCGTTGCTCGGTGAGATGCTGATGTTTGGCGTTCGCTCGTTCAAGGCGGGGCAGGGCATGGAGGCGAGCCTGGAGCAGTTCATCAGCGCATCGGCTGAGAAGGCGAAAGAGACAAAGCCAGAGCCGCCGCCTGACCCTGAGATGCTGAAGCTGCAAGCACAGCAGCAAGTCGAGCAGGGCCGGATGCAGATTGAGCAGGCCAAGATGCAGGCCACCCAACAGGCCGACCAGATGCGCCTGCAATCGGACATGCAGCTAGCTCAATTCAAGGCGCAGATTGATGCCCAGGTCGAGCAGATGAAGGCAGAGCAGGCGGCGACGGCAGAGGCGCAGCGGCTGGAGTTCGACCGCTGGAAGGCTGAACTTGACGCGGCGACAAAAATACAAGTCGCTCAGATCGGCGCGCAGACGGCTATGGACACTGCATCGCTATCGGCGCAAACATCGGCAGCGAATCAGATAACTGAAGAGCTTGCGCCTGACACCAGTGTTTTGGATGCCATCACGGCGATAAGCGAAAAAGTTGACGCAATACACAACTACGCTACCGCACCGAAAAAGATTGTCCGCGACAATACTGGACGCGCAGTCGGTATTGATGTCGGTGGGGTGGTGAAACCAATTACTCGCGGCGTAGATGGCCGCATGGAGGGACTCTGATGGCACTCGCATACGACACCACAAGCATTCGAAACGCAATGCTGGACGCGATCACGACTCGCGCAGGCGCTAACGCACTGCTGCGCATCTATGATGGCACACGCCCTGCTCGGGGCGGCACTGCGACCACGCTGCTTGCGGAGCTTACCTGCGGGGCTACGTTTGCCCCTGCGGCTTCTGCTGGGGTGCTGACGCTCAACGCTATCACGCAGGACAGCAGCGCAAACGCATCGGGCACGGCGACATGGTTTCGCATCGTGCAGTCGGGCGGGTCTAACTTCGTGCTTGATGGCGATGTAGGCACTTCTGGTTCTGACTTGAACCTGACGACGACCACGATTGTTTCGGGTCAGCCGGTGAGTGTTACGAGCTTCGTCATCACTGAGGGCAATTGATCATGGCCACATTTGCCGAACTCGTGACCGCATCGGGCAACTCCGGGCTGGTCGAGAAAATCAAGATCGCCACGTTGGTGGCTGCCGACAACATCCGACTGGAGTCTACCGGCGCACCGAACCACCGGGCGCGAGTGCGCTGGGCGTCCAAGGTGTTCGGCGACCCGGAAGCCGAGGCCACGCGCATGATCTGGCCGGTGCTGATCCAGAACCGCAGCGCCACGCTGGCGCAGATCACCGGGGCGACTGACGCAGCCGTGCAGACTGCCGTCGATGCCGCTGTCGGTGTCGTGATCCAGGGGGAGTAATGGCAACCGCGACCAGGATGCTCTACGGCACCGCGCAGACGGTGATCAACACAGCCACCGACATCGCCGCTGGCAATTTCTCGGGCGCACCATCGGCCACGTTTGACAACACGACCGACGCAGATGTGCCCTACGCACTTTTCGCCGAGGCGATGCTGGAGGCCCCTGACTGGGCGGCGGCACCTGTTGCCGGGACTGTGGTGAGCCTGTGGGGCATTCTCAAGGACACGGATGGCACGGACGACGACACCGACGCCCCGAGCGGCACGGCTTCAGGTGGGGCGCGGTTCTTTGGCTCGTGGGTCATGGCGGCGGTCGATGCGTTGCAGCGGCGCACGATCACGATCAACCTCAACGGGTGCCGCCTGGTGGACTTCTACATCCAGAACGGCACGGCGCAGAACATGAACAACGATGGCGGGATAAACGCTGTTGTGAAAATCAGGCCGTTTACCGTCGGGACGCCGTAAGTGTCTGGGATCGCGCTCAATCTGCCGTGGGACTCCCAGCCGCAAGATGCGGTGGAGGTGGATTGGGGCAATCCGCTGGCAGCGTCTCTAGGTTTTTTGTACGACGGTGCATCGGGGCGTGATGTCGTCGGCGATCTGAAATTCACTGGCAATCGGGTGCAGGGAGTTAGCCGTGCTGGCCGGGGGCAATTTTCAGAAACCAACGGAACTACATCGCGGCTAGAGTCGATAAACCCGACGCGGGTTCAGTTCCAAAACATCACAGTCTTTTCCCTGTTCAACCCGACTGCAAACCCCGGAAATGAAACCCTGTTTTTTATGCGGCGTATGGGGTCGGCCCAACCATCGTTTGGACTTGGGATTCATACTGGCAGCCTTAATGGCTATAAGTTTTCTCTAAACGGGCAGACGTCGGATTTCAACGCAAGCCCGATTGCGGACATTGGAACGGTGCCATTTCGGCCTACGTTTTTGGCGATGACGTACAACGGCTCATCGCTGCGCTGCTACGTCGACGGCGTTGATGTGGGTGGCGGGTCTGGGTACGGGCTTATTGATTACAGCCGCACCGACGAAGGTCTGCTGGTGTTTGATGGGGGAGTTTTTCAAAGCAGCATCGGCGTATTGTTGCTGGCGGGAATTTGCTCCAAAGATTTTTCTGCGCAAGAAATTGCCCAGTTGAGCGCAAACCCTTGGCAACTCTTCGCCCCCCGGCAAATCTGGATACCCGCAACTGCGGCGGCCAGTTTCAACCCAACCCTCTCGCTCCCCACTTACGTACCCGGCTCGCTGACATCCTCGGCGTTTCGTCCGCGAGTCACAGCAACCTGGAGCTAACGCATGGCAGACAACTTATCACTCAACTCTGGCACGGGCCCAGACAAGGCCCGCACGCTGGATCGCGGCAGCAACGTGCACACGCAGGTCGCACAGATCGACATCGGCGGGTCGGCGGGCGAGTCGCTGGTCACCGGGTCGAACCATATGCCGGTGGCTGACAACTACAGCAGCAACCTGCTGCTGCGAATCCTCCAGATGCTGATGGCACCGCTTGGCTACGACAAATCGCTCGGGCGGCAGCGCGGCACGGTGCTGATCGAGTCTGGCACTGTGACGACGGTCACGACCGTGACTACGTGCACGACCGTTTCCACCCTTTCAAACATTGCGGCGGTCGGCGGCTACTCCGCGCAGATGGGCGTATTCGATCAAAACCGGTCGGCGTGGGCGCAATGCGTTCGCGCTCGGATCACATAGGAGCCTCACATGGCAAACACGTTCAAGAAAGTAATCGACCAGCTGGTCTGGCGGCAAGTCAACCCGGCACCCAACGCGCACGCGGCGGCGAGTTCGATGGCAAGTGATCTGCGCTCAGACGTGAGCCGCAACCCGTTCGTATATCAAACGGTCAGCAACACCGTGCTGAACAGGTACAACATCGTCACCAAGGCGTGGCAGCCGATAACCAGCATGGCCTTGGCAGGCACGTTTGGCGCTGGTGCGGCCAGTGCGTTTGCGCCTAGTCTCGGGCTGGTGGGCACCATCGCTGCGGGTGCCACAACTACGAGCGTGGTGATATCCACTGCGTTCCCGACTGCGGTTGGAACGAACATGCTGGCCAATCGCGGCGGGTCCGGCGAGTACGGGTTCAAGTTGCGGATCATTGACACGGTAGCGGGCAAAACTGCCGAGCGATACATCACCGGCAATACTTCGGGCACTACTCCAACGATCACCGTCCTTTCGTCCTTCGGGTTTACACCGGCGACAGGTGCCCGATACGAGATCATTGCCGGTCGGTTGTTTTCGCTCGGTGCGGGTACGGTTGCATCGAACATCTGGCGCTCGTTTGAGGTGGCGTCGAACACCCTGTCCACCGGCCTGTCCACGACCAACCTGCCCGCTACGATCAGCACGGACAGCGACATTATGGTGCTGGATGAGCAGTACACACCCTACGACTGCTCGCCGGGTGACGGCATGATCAAGGGCGCGTACAACTACGACACGGGCGTGGTGTCTCGCTACGCCCTGACAGCCACGGCGGCGGCATCTGGCACTATCACCGGGCAGGCCACGCTGGGCGATAGCGGCGTCCTTGCGAACGAGTACCGCAACTTCCAAATCCGGATCGTCGAGGACACGACAAACGTAACGGCTGTCGGGCAGAGGCGAATCATCGCATCGCACACGGCAGGGCCGAGCGCCGTCTACACGCTGGGCACTGCTTGGACGGTAACGCCTAGCGCGTCAGCGAAATTCGTGATTGAGTTGCCCAACCTGATGCTGGTGCGCTCCACGGCTACCACGACTGTCTACACCTACAACTACGGCGATGCGGCGGTCAACAACGGCACCAACTCCATCGCCTCTGCGGCTTGGTCAACTACGTATTTTGGCGCAGCTCCGGCGGCGCAGGCGGCGGGTGGTATGTGGATGCCAAGCTGGGGTATACAGCCGGACGCGGCCCACAACGCTCGGCACAGCTTCTGCTATTTCTTCCGAGGTGGCGCGGTCACGCTGGACGTGCTGGACATCGCGGCGAGCATCACCGGCACATGGACGGGCGCGATTGCATACGACGGCAACACGGTGACTATCGGCGTCGGCACATGCGGGGGTTACTCACCGTTCGAGAATGAAGGCCGGATGTTCTACATCAACGCTTACGTGGCGAGCGCGGCCAATCAGTTCTATCGCTTCGATGTGCAAAACCGGGTGCTGTCGCCATACACAAACACCGACTTCATCCAGTCAGGCACCGCAGCCCTCGGCAAGCGAATTGCGGCCTACGCGGCCCTGGACGGCACCGACACCTACGATGTCGTTCTGCTGCAGTCGCACCTGTCGGCAATCTCGCAAGAACTGGTGGTGCTGGTATGACGATCCAACAACTCATCACGCTGGCCAGCAATAGGCTCGCGGCCCTGAATACCAGCCGAGCCAACGCCGTGGCGCTGGGAGATGTCGAACGCATCGACGCCTTGGATGCCGAGATCGCGGAAACGCAGAACACGCTTGACGCGCTGAATACGCTGTAAGCCATGCTGCTCACGCTGCTGCAGCTCAACCTGCAGTCCTCCGCGCAATACCAGGCATACTGGATCGCGCACGCCGCCGCGAGTTGGCCGGGTGTGCCAACCGGCGCACAGATCAAGG